AAAATTCTTAAACCATGTCAAAACCCTATCACCATTATATCGTTCACCAATCTTCATCGCCCCCCAAACAACAAAAGTTTCAAACTGAAAACTTTCACTTAATTCTCCACCCTCAGAATACATATTCAAGTCAAGAGAAAACAATCGGCCGAACGGAGTTTCAGCAGCTCCCGATTGAGTATAATCTATTTTGCCAAATTGAATTGAATCAAAATACGATTGGGTATAAAAAGAAACATCGAAGAAACAAGTATTTTGAAATAATACCCTTTTCTCTACATGTTCTATACCAGTTGTCACATCACGAACCACGGCCTCTACCCATGCCCATGGATACCCAAGGACATTAATAACTATCGGATTAAAACAAAAAGATATTTCATCCGGATACTCAACTGTTGTATTTCCAATTTTATGAGTTCGCATTGTTATTCAAATTTATATGTTGTATATCTTTTAAGAAAATACCAAATATACGGTTCATTATATTTTGTATTGTTTGTTCAATATCTTCTGAATATATGTCCTCATGCTTTCCTTTCCGATATAGTTCAGTTCCTTCTTGAGCAATCTTCCGAGCCACAAGGTATGCAAAAGACTTAGGTTTCTCTACTTGAATACCCTTATCCATCATCCATTGTCGGATAATCTTATAAAATCCTTTAGGTACTTTACCTGGAGCACGTCCTGTTTCCAATACGCTGAAAGCCTGCCTGCCAAACAGAATGCCATGATTATCATCCACTACAATATGCAGACTTTTAATAGTTCTGCCACTTGCACGCTGTCCGGCCCGTACATGGTTCTCAATGATACGTTGCCGGAGATTATCTAGCTCTTCATTCAGAATACCCTTTATCTCTTTTCTCCTATCTTCCATAACTAACACATGGGTACTCCTTGAACCTCTTTAAGTTTCAATTCTATCATTATCCCAGTAACATTCACATCCAACTTATCATAAAATATAGAGTAAGGTACTTCATCGCTCACCCACTCAAACAGTCCGCTTTTATTCAGTTCTTTGATAAACTGTACGGCATACCCTTTACACCTCTCAATAACCTCATCATTCTCCACGCCGTCGAAATCAAACCTTGTCTTATCTGCAAATGCTATCATACAATTAGGACAATCTTTCAACTGTGTTCTGGATATAACGAACTTACCGGATACAGGCAGTAAGTTAATAATAGCCGGCAATGGCATCTTATCCAACCGGATATTAGCTGTCGCCCAGTTATCAAACAAATAGGTTATACCCTTTAGCTTTTCTGCAACAGAAGCTATTTTCCTTTCTACACTTGTATTCATTTGCTATTATCTTGATAAATTTTACGTAATCTTCGTTCATATCTTATCTTCTCTGCATCCATATCAAGACATTTATACACTCTTATCCATGGAACGCTTTCTATCTGTTCATGGTCGGTAATTCCCATGCGGGTTGCATAATAGTCTACTAGCCCAAACAGACCAAATGACAGTTGGTCTACACCTGCACGTTTTTCTTCTGGAGTAGGAGTCACACTTGTTGTTTCAAACAGCTTCGTTATCCGTTCCACCTCTTTAGTAACCCATGAGGAAAATCCCAAGACAGCCTCTACCTCACATGCTTCTATTCGCCCAACAGAAAATCCTAATAGAACACGACATGGTGTCATTATACAATCAATATCGTTTGATATAGATTGCAGTCCCATAAGTTGTCCAATAGTAGCACCATTCAGATTATCTGGCAAACGAACTCCCGAAATGAAATCCGGTTTTGGAAGCTTCTTTATCCGTTCCAATAATTCAGTAACATTACTTGCCACCTCACTTAATATCAAAAATTCTTTTACTGTCATATCTGTCCTAATTTTGCTTTTGGTCGTTTAATTATCGGTTTCTCAGACAACTTGTTTAGCGCGACGTAACGAATGGCGTCAAGCGCGTGATTAAATTTGTCTATCGGCTCATTCAGCAGTTCTCCTGTAATTCTATCCTCTTTCCATTTATAGGTTCGCAGCTCACGAATTATATTAATGCTTTTCTGAGTCACACATAACTCGTATCGTTGGAGTATCTGTATACCAACCCTTATAGAGTCACTTCCTTTTATTGATGGTTCGATATTTCGGATGCCATAATTACGAATTTCCACTATTGATTTCTGCTCTGCACTATCGGCTATCGTACATCCATTCAACCCTTTGAGGATATCTGCAATCTTATCATTAGTCAGCCCATTTCGATAACATCTTTCATCAATCCATAGTTTTCCATCGTATTTATACACATCGACAATGGCTGTCGGATCATTTGTAAACCCGAAGTCAAGTCCACGCCCTACAAGCGTTGCCGATTTCGGAATGTCAATTACCTGCTTCCACCTTGTATATATTATACCTTGGCTCCTTCCCGTAATTCCAAGTCCATAAATATTCCACCAATTGGCATCATCCTTATTAGACTCAATCTCTTCAATTTGTACCTGCGTAAGAAATGGGTTATTTTTATAAGTGGAGTGTATCTCTATCGTATTAGATTTAGTCTGTACGCCTTTAATCTCATACCAAAATTCTGCGTCCGGATTCCAGTCCAAAAAGATAATCTCCGTTGTTCGAACTGCAAGTTGACGATACACCTCATAACCTATTCGGTTACACTCATTGATGAAAAGGACATCTCTTCTAGACCCCTTAACCTTCCCCCAATCATCAGCGCTAAAGCATCGTATGATCGTACCCGTCTTAAATTGATAGACGTGCTCCGTCTTATTCAGTTCATAATCCTTACCATCTACAAGTCCTTCTTTTTCAAGAATATCGTCCAAGTCGTTTATCGCACCTCTCTTCAAATGCGGAATGGATTCTGAAACAATATCAATAACCCGACTCTTCTTGTTACCAACTGCAACGGAAACAAACAGAGAAACAATGGAGTATGTTTTTCCGGAACGGGTACCACCCTTGTTGGCGACTACTCGTTTCCTCTCAAGCCAAGCGTTTAGATTACACTTATAGACATAGGTTGTCCTCATTACAAGTCTTTAATCTGTTCTATCATTTTTTTATCATCACCATTATCTACAACAATAGTAAGCCCAGGTAAATCTCCGCTCAATTCTTGCTTATGTTTATTCTGCCACCTTTCAGGGGCAATGTTTGTCAGGAGGAATATAGCGGCACCAATATTCGGTTCGACTCTCTTTTTCGTAATCGTACGACTCTTGATTTTGGGTTGCCCATTCACGTCTTTATATTCGGTTTTCGTTTCTTCGTATTCCCTTCCCTTTGCAGCTTCAAAAAGTGATTTCACGATAATGCACTCCCGAGATTCTTTAAACTCATTCTTCGCCTTTTTTATAGAATCGGAAAAATCGGAATTTTTCATCCACCCGTAATAGGTCTTATTGTCAATGCCGAAGTATGCGCAAAAGTCTTTCAACCTTGCGCCACCATACTCCATAAGACCATTCTCACGCACCCATGCAGCACATTCTTCTATCTTTTTCTGATTAAAGTATGCCATATTTCCTTGTCTTTATTGCATGCCTTTCAGCTTGTGTAACCTTTTCACCCTTGTACATACCCGCTCCCAATTCATCTATTTTAAAAAACGGAATTTCGGTAACAGCTAAACGTTTACGGTATGATTTATCAATAAAATAGATGTAACGAAGCTGGAATCCTTCTACATATTTAGCACCAAGTTTTACCCACTCTGCACGTGTGCGATACTTATGTTCCACACCCATTTTGTTACAAAGTTCCTTAATTTGAGGAATGTTGAAGTTCGCTTCTAATGTCATGGCAGCAATCTTATCACCCGTAGGGAATAGAAGTATTGTCTTGTTTTCTCTTATCCCAGTAAGGACGAAATTAGAAGCACGATATATCGTACCATCACCACAAGAACAACCATCGGCAAAAGATATTACCCACTTTACCTGCGGCGCATTCTTTTTAATCATCCGCAATGTCTTGCCGATGCAAAAACTTTCTGAGTTTCTTGGAAGATAATCATCGAAAGCCATGCGGTTTAATTCAATAAATTCATTCCATCCTGTTCCATTCACAAGTGTTATAACTTTCTTTTTATCCATAGACGGCCCATATTGCAACACTCCGTGAAGCCTACCATCAAGAAATGCTCCGAAATGGAGCTGCGAATTTTGCACAACCTTACCCGAATAATGATGTTTCTTTACAAATCCATCAGCTATTTTTTTCGGGATAACCTTTATAACTATTTCTTTTGCTCTACCCATTGTTTCACTATTTGATAAAGTGCATTCCCATTGGAATTTTCATTGCCGAAAGTTTCACATTCTAAGCCATTGCTTTTTGCAATTTCTATAGCAGTTTTGATTAAATCTGCTTGTTCGTTTGACACCGTAAAAGTCAGTTTCTCTGAATTAGGTTTCTCTCCATCAGGTAATGAAAAGCCATCACCAAAATTATCTGGTGTAATTTCCCAAGCAGTGGGCAACTCAATTCCCCAATCTTTTAACTCATCAACATCCCAATAAACCAACTTAGCGTTATCCCACTCTCCATTATTTACATTATCACGAACCATAATTTCACGTTCTTTCTCCTCTGTGAGATTAGAGATAAGAACTGTAGGAACTTCTTTCATTCCAAGCCGGACACACGCTTCATAGCGTTGATTACCTGCAATGATCATCAGTACTCCTGTACGGTCTGACAATATAATAGGACGTGCTTCAAAATAATCAGGGTTATCTTGAATTGATTTTTGCAACTTCAGTAATTGCTCTTCTGAAATAGTTCTCGGATTATTTTCTGCTTTTTTTAAACTTTCTATTTCTCTGTAAATTATCTCCATTAGCACACTATTTTACGTCACGAAAATAAAGATACCGAATAATCCCTGAACGGACTATCCGGTATCAAAGAAGTTACTGACACGATTTGGCAGAAGGTTTTGCTCAATATGAAAAAAGATATTAACTTTGAAACAAATCAAATATCAATATAAAAATGGAAATAAGTATATCTGAAGAAACCGAACGTTTTGCTGATTTCCTAAAACAAAAAGACAATGAGAACATTATCTTTTCTGGAGCTTTTGGAATAGGCAAATCATATTTTCTAAATAATTTTTTTAATCAGCACAAAGACAAATACACTGGAATATATCTAACTCCAATTAATTATTCTGTTGCTAATAATGAAGATATTTTTGAGTATATCAAAGTGGACATATTAATGCAGTTGTTAGAAAAAGTTCCCTATGATTTTGAGAAACAAAAAATATCATTAAGCAATGCCGCATATTTTTATATGGTAAATCATCCTAAAGATTTTTGGGGTAATTTTTTTTCTATAGCAGAAAAAGTTACTTTTGGCACAGATATTATAGACAGGTGTATCGCACTGAAAGAAAACATTGAAACATATGCAAAAGATAATTCGAAAAATGAAGAATCCCATATCAAGAAATTCTTCGATAGCATTAGCATAGAGAAAGGAAGCATCTATGAAGATAATACAATAACTCAAATCATCCGTTCTATTGTATCAAGCACCAAAACCGATAATAGTCCCAATAAACAAATTGTCCTCATTATTGATGATTTAGACCGTATCGACCCTGAACATATCTTTAGAATATTAAATATATTATCAGCACATAATGATTTTTGTGGTACTAAAGAGCATAAATTTGGATTTGACAAAATAATTTTAGTATGTGATATTGATAATATAAGAAACATTTATAGTGCCAAATATGGAATAAATGTAGATTTCAATGGATACATTGATAAATTCTATAGTAAAGAAATATACCATTTTAATAATACAAATGAAATTATAAAAGCCATAGCACATATTCTTGCAACAACCAAATCAGATAAAGAAGTGGGTCTAAATAACAATAGCTATTATTCACATATAACTTGCTGTAGTATATTATCCACATTTGTCAAAAATGGGTCAATTAATATAAGAACATTACTGAAATATATTAATAAAGATTTTAAAGGAGATCGATTGGTTTATATAGGGCGAAGGAGAGCACCAGTATATATGTTTCCGAATTTGGTTGTTTTCGATTTTATTCGGACAATGTTTAGCACAATAAAGGATATGGAATCTGCTATAAATAAACTTAATAAATCAAATTTCAGCATTGAAGAATCTGAGTATATTTTGAAAATATTTATAGCATTAGCTGATTATCACAATTTTGAACAAGGTGAGTACACCTATTACAATAAAGAATATAAAGCAATAATCAATATCAATATAGGAATAGTAGACTTTGCAAAAGGAGAAGTACCGGACATTGACCCATCATTAGTACTGAAAGAAGCTTTCAATACATATAGCACTCTTTTTACGTAAAAGGATAAATGTATTCTGATGACACAATTTTATGGACAGTGTCTTTTCAGAAAAAGAACAGTCTGACACATTTGCCGCACAACAGATTCTTCATCAGAAGGTCTGGCTGTGCGGTATTCTTGTTTCTGATTATCCAGTCTGCTTTTCTCATTGGTTCAATATATTATACTAAATTTATGATACCATTTATCTACATAACTGAACCATCCTATAATGAATGATTTGCCGAAGAGGGTTGCTTTGTATAGTTTACTCATGCGTTTCTTTGTTCTTTAATTTATCAAGGAACTCACTATCACCCGAATAATCCGCACCGATAGCCTTTTTGCTTTCAATAATGCTTTCCAAAAGGGCTATAGCTTCTTTTTTCACTTCTTCCACTTCATTATAACCGCAGGCTTTATCAACCAACCGCTCCATAGTCGATTTAGGCTTGGAAAGAGCCTCATTCAACTTTCCCAATCGCCAGTAGTAGTAATCAATTGTGGCGATGTGCTCTAATTTACTCATGGCTATTTTCTTTCAACAAATTCGGGTTATCGTGAATATTACTAACGACTGTCATAGCATGCCATTCCCCTAAAGGTCTCATACCGACTTTTTTTTTCAAAATCGAATTGTAATGCGAATGTAGCAAGTTCTTTGTTCCACAATACAAGAGCTATCCATTGACCACATACAAGTATGTCACCTTCGTATATTTCTTTCCCGTTCTTATCACGCAAGCCCATGAACTGACCAACAGTTTCAGCCCATACGTCATCGCACCGGCAGTCTTCCGGAGAATATATCTTTGCCTTGCCTGTGAGGATAAGTCCGTTTTCGTCCCTTCCGGCAGTATAGAAAAAAGAGAGAAATCCATATATCCATTTCCCCGTATCAGTGCTTTTTCCTCTGAATTTTATTTCACGTTTCATAATCAATATCTTTTCTCGTTTTTAATCAATCAGTTCAAATTCATAAACGAATACATAGGGATTGGATTCCCATGTACCTTTGCCGGAGACTTTATCTATGAGGGCGGCAAAGGCTTCACGAGGGGTGCAATAAGGTTGAATGTCCCCTTTATAATAATAAGCATCCATAAAATGTGTATCTGCACTTCCGCATTGTCCTTTGTAAATTCCTTCTTTCAAGCAATCTTTATCGGAGATGTCTTGCAATCTTTCGATTTTGATGTCGGTAATGCGGATATGATGGGGCATGAGGTCAGCGCGGACAAACATTTTATTTTTCCAACCGGGTGCGAATTTAGTTTTAGTATAAAATCCTATTCCGTCCCTATCATTAAGTGCAATTTCGGGATTCATCCCTAAACTTTCATAGCTTTGCGCAATGGCGACAAGTTCGCTAATTTTGTATATAGGCTTTATTTCATATCCATGAATACTCTCATAACCACTCTTCCAAAATACACTATTGCGTATTTGTTCTTTTGAAATTCTTCTCGTCATAGTCTTCCGACCATCCAATACAGCCTGGGTTAGACTGTATTTATCATTGAACATTATCTTCTTCATTGTATCTTTTTTTTTAACTCTTTCAAAACAATCTCCATGCCTTCATTCAATCCTTTCTTGTAGCCTGATATATGCTCACCTATGTTGTAAACCAAGCATCCTACAACGATAAGAATAACTCCTACAGTCCTATGCCAATAGAGAAAGGATACACTGAACGGTGAGAATGTCAGTCGGAAGTGACCGATGAATAATGCTGATATGATGAGTATCGCAAGAAAAAATATTAGGTTTGCTTTCATAATCATATAAGTTTTAAAGTTTCTTGTATTCCGGCTTCCAGTGCTTCCTCGTAGGTGCCATATACTTTATAGCCATTCCCTTTGTTTATTTCGTTCTCCATCCAGTCGCTTTCTTCTGTTGGAACATTGAAATCACAAAAAGAAAGCTTCCATCTTTTCCCAATAACAGGTTCTACATATACATACACACCTCTTATTTCACGCAGCCACTTTTGGGCGATATACAATACTGGACACAAAAATTCAACAGGTTCGTCATCTATTTCCGTACAACACGACATACTTTGCGGAAGGTCATATTTTGTAATAACCTTATTGCAGCCTATTATGTGTTCACACTTCCAATTGAAACCTTTCTCTTTCAGCAGCTTCGCAGTCTCTAATGTCACAAGTTCTTCGGTCATAGTTCACTCCTCCTTATCTATCTTAATATCTGTTACTTTGCCACAACACTTAAATTCATTATTTCTTGTCTCTGATTCCGAAGCTAAATCAATCCAACATAGGCACTCGTTTCCGAACTCACTTTGACATAAATCACGTAACGAACATTTTAAACAATCATTACGTTTCGTTTCTTTCAATTCATGCAGCACTCCGTCTATTATTATTCCGTTCTTTATTTCCATGATTATTTTCTCCTATGCGTTTTACGGTTTTTATTCTTCTTCCTGCGTTTCGCAATCTGCTTATTTGTACACCTATCATATTTTGGGCGATATTTTTTCATTTTGGGTGCATCACACGGTTCTAAAGGAGAAATATCACTATATGGATTGTAAATCTTATAATAAGTATTTTCGTTCCACGAAATTTCATTCTGCATATTTATCCCTCCTTCTTTTTAAGGCTTATATCAACTGATAACCTATCGGAAATTTCCATGATTACAACGTTAAGATTATATTGGTTTTTATATGCTCTATGGGGGAAACAGCTAACGCAGATTTATCCTTTTCTCTGCATATATAAAACATGTTGCTGACTTTTAAACCCGTTTCGGTTTCAAGTTTTTCCAGAATATGAGCTATCTCCATTTCGGCTTTCGCTTTCTTGTTTTTTGCTTCTTCTATATCCATGGTTATTTTCCTTTCAATTTCTTTATTAGTGAATCAGCGAAACCAA